TTACAGCTGCTGCCGATATTGAAGGGACTCAGGACTTAATGCTCCCAGGCGGCGGTCCCCCGACAGATGGAGCCGCTGCCTTTGGTGAGGCGGACGGAGAGACAATAACAGGACGGCTTTATAATCTCCTAAACGATGCCGTGACCGGCGGAGTTGACTGGACGGCAGAAGCGGAGTCAACAGCGTAATGGCTGAGACAGTGGCGGAACGAAGGGTGAAGCTGGCCCAAGCGAAGACGATTATCGAGGAGCTGATCGCCATTAATGAAAGGGCAGCTCAGCTGGAGACGGATCTCAGCGCTGCTGGTGTGAGTGACGCTGAGGTCGTGAACACGATGGATAAGCTCTTGACAGCGGGCGGTCCTCCCTTGACCGGGAGCTCCGTTGCACTGGTGGAGTGCACAGGGGACACGACGACGGATCGGTTGGTTAATCTCACGAACTCAAATGTCTCCGGCGGTGTTGACTGGAGCGCGGAGATCTCAGCGTGAGTGAGAATCTGGCTAATGAGAAGGAAGTGGAGGAATTTCTTGCGGAGTGCGATCACTCTTTCAAGTATTTCTGCCGCTCCTTCTTCCCTGCTGTTTTCTATAAGGAGTTTTCGCCAGAGCTCCATGATCCGATCTTTGAGATCTTAGACGATGACTCGATTCAGACGGCGGCCATTGCCGCTCCTCGTGGGATTGGAAAGACGACTTTAGTAAATACAATCTTTCCGATCAAGAGGATGATATTTCAGGACAGTCATTACATCATCCCGGTCTCAGCAACATCAGATTCCGCGGTTGAGCAAAGTGAGGATATTAAGACCCAGCTGATCGAGAGCGAGGATATTGCAGCACTCTTCGGGAACTTTGAGCCAGAGGAACGGAAGGATAGCTTTGGGCGGAAGGAATGGGTTACGGCGAAAGGGACTAAGGTCATGCCTCGCGGGGCGGGCCAGCAGGTTCGTGGTAGAAAGTTTCGTAGCCAGCGGCCTGATCTTATCCTCGTGGATGATCTTGAGGATGATGAGGGGGTGGAGAGTGAAGAGCGGAGAGAGAAACTTAAGAAGTGGTTCTTCTCAGCCCTTCTCAACAGCGTGGAAAGAGGGAGAAGGGATTGGAGAGTTATTGTGGTAGGGACTATTCTTCATGAGGATTCTCTCCTTAATAATCTTCTGGATCAAGAGAAGTATCCGGATTGGAAGACGGTTAGGCTCGAGCTCTTTGATGATAATTATAAGAGTATCTGGCCTGAGCACATGACAGATGGAGATATTAAGAAGTTGGCGAATAGTTATAGAAGGAATGAAATGCTGGATGTTCTATATCGTGAGTTTAGGAACATTCCAGTCGCGAAGGAGAACGCTGGCTTCAAGCAAGAATACTTCCAAGAGTATGAGGAGAAAGATGTAGACTTAAACAAGGACTCGAATGTCGAGAGTGTCGTGCTCATGGACCCTGCGCGGACGATGAAGACTGGAAGTGCTAACACAGCGATAGTTGGCGTTGGCGTTAACACTCGGACGAATGAGCTTTTCGTGAGGGAAATCATCGAGGATCAGATGTATCCTGACACTCTCTACAATGAGACCTTCGCAATGGCGGAGCGTTTGAACGCTTTGGTGATTGCGCCGGAGGTAACGGGCCTTCACGAATATATCACTTATCCGCTAAGAAACGAGATGCTCAGGCTTGGCAAGTTCTATGTCATTGTGGAGGTCTCGCCAAGAGAAGGAAAGAGTGGGCCGAGGAGAAGTGGTGGCCTCGTCCCGATGTATAGGAATAAGCTCGTAAAGCATAGCTCGGCTTGCTCAGGGATTATTGAGAAGTATCTCCTTCAGTGGCCGAGACCGAGCAAATGGGATGTAATTGATGCGCTTTCTGGCATCATCTATGTTTTGGAAGAAGGGGATCGGTACTTTGAGCCGAGGGACACTGGGGAAGATATTGAAGCGGAATATGCTGATCTCGAGGATTTAGAAGAGCCGGCGCTTGATTATGAGAGGGTGATATAAGATGCCTTTTATTTTAGAAGACAGCGATGCAGACAACATTCCTTCCTTTCAGTCAAGCCTGGCTAGCGTTGGGGACTTGGAGTATAAGTATCCACTGGATCTCGACTTGGTTCCTGGAAGTGAGCTACATACAAGGCTTCGGACTGAAATCATGTCTCGCGCTATGGCCAGCCATTCCGAGATGAGCAAGCGGTATGCGACTTGGAATAAGATAGACGATACGCTGACAGCGTATATTCCGTTGGATACGGAGGAGGAGAATCTTAAGGATAAGGATAGTCGAAGGCCTGTCTCAATCGTGGTTCCGTTAAGCTATGCAACGCTCGACACTCTCCTCACTTACGTCGTGGCTGCCTTCTTCGATGATCCGATCTTCAAGTATGAAGGTGTGGGGAGTGAGGATATAACTGGCGCGATGCTGCTCGAAAGAGTCGTCGGCGTTCAGATGCGAAGGGCGAAGGCGGGGATTCAAGTCCATACGATGTTCAGGGATGCCTTCACTTACGGCTTTGGAGCGGTGGCTCCAATCTGGTCTCGGCATCATGGCTTTAAGACTACGAAGAAGGAAGATGGCTTTCTCTCCAGCGCCGCTGGCTTTCTCTCGAAAGGCTTTACGAAGGAGAAGGAAAGAGTTCTGAAGTTTGAGGGGAATGAACTTTACAATATTGATCCTTATTCCTTCCTTCCTGACGTTAACGTTCCGATTCAGGATGTTCAGCGGGGCGAATACGTTGGCTGGCTTCGTCGGGAGAATCGAACTGAGATCTTGGATAGAGAGAGGGATAACGGGACGTTCTTCAACGGGAAGTATATCAAGGAGATTAGCGGAAGAAGTGTCTTAGGGATTGAGAACAGCCGGAGAGATAAGGATGGAGTGCGGGAAGAGGGGACGAGGAGGAGCAGCACTGGCCAGCCTGTTGATGTAATCTATCAATATATTGATCTGATTCCTGCTGAGTGGGGCGTTGGACGGAGTGATTATCCTGAGAAGTGGCTCTTCGCATTGGCCGGAGATCAGGTGATTATATCAGCGGGGCCGACGAACCTTGACCATGATATGTTTCCGGTGGCTGTCTGCGCCCCGGATTATGATGGGTATTCAGCGACGCCGATCTCGAAACTTGAGCTTGTCTACGGAATGCAGCATCTCGTGGACTTCCTCTATAACAGCCACGTAGCTAATGTCCGTAAGGCAATCAACGATATGTTCGTGGTTGATCCTGAGATGGTTAACTTAAATGATCTCAGAAATCCGGCTCCTGGAAAGCTGATTCGACTTCGGAAGAAGGCTTGGGGAAGAGGAGTCCAGAATGCGGTGGAGCAGCTTAAGGTCCTGGATATAACAGCGGGGAATATCGCGGAGAGTGGTATTGTCGGAAGGATGATGGATGAATCGACGGGAGCGACGGACGCTATTAAGGGCTTACCTCGACAGGGCGGTGAAAGAGTTAGCGCCACGGAATTTAGGGATACGCGGGGAAGTGCCTTGTCCCGGCTGGAAAAAGCGGCAAGAATCGCTGGTATGCAAAGCATTCATGACTTAGGCTATATGGTCGGGAGTCAGACTCAGCAATTTATGACGAAGGAGCAATACGTTAAGATCGCTGGAAGGTATGAGGATGAATTGAGGGCCACCTTCGGCGTGGATGATCGAGTTATGGTTAGCCCTTACGATCTCCTCATTGATTACGATGTTGAAGTTCAGGATGGAAGCCTTCCGACTTCTGGTGATCCGCAGCTCTGGAGTTCGATCTTTCAAATCACGGCGAATGATCCAGAGCTAAGAGAAGTCTTTGATATTGTAAATATCTTCAAGCACACTGCCCGCCTGATGGGAGGGAAGAATATAGATCAGTTCGTAAAGAAGCAGGGAATCAACGCTCAAGTCATGCAAGACGCTGACGTTGAGGAAGCTGCTCGCCGTGGTGACGTTGTTCCGTTGAGGGAGTTAGACGATGCACTTAATTGAAATGGTTAAGGTTTTGGAAGGCGGACAAGATCTTCATCTTCAAACAACTCCAGTTGACTGGGAGAGGTTTGAGAATGGTGATCTCTGGGGAGATATGAGGAAAGTCCTCGCAATGATGCTAGCTGGCGTTCGAGACGAGATGGAAACAATAGGGAAAGAAGACGAAGTAACCATGCAAGACTTTGCCTTTCTGCAAGGTCAATGTTATGCGATTCGTAGCTTTCTGGAAATACCAGACAGGATCGTGGATCGCTTGAAGGAGACTGATGAAGGAGAGCAAGATAATGGCTGATGAAGACAAAAAAGCCGGAGCTGCCGACGACGATTTGGGGCGGATGCTTGGTCTGGGGCCTGAGGAAGAGGAAGCTGAAGAGGAGGAAATCGAAGAAGAGGAGCAAGAAGATGAAGACGACGAAGAGGACGAGGACGATGCGGATGATGAAGAGGAAGGGGAAGACGGAGAGGAAGAGGAGGAAGAGGGAGAAGAAGATGAGGGGGAGGAAGAAGACGATGATGGAGACGACGTAGGGGCGCTGCTGGAAGATGAGGAGGAAGAGGAAGGAGAAGGGGAGGCGGATGACGAGGAGGAAGAAGGGGAAGACGGGGAAGCCACAGAGCTGCAGAAGCTACGCGAAGAGAACGCGCGGCTG